GGTCCTCCAAGCCCTGCGCGGTGCGCCCGAGCGAGGCGGCGCGCTCGATGGCGGCGAGTCGGCGGGCGGCCTCGGCCTGCGCTTCGGCGGCCTCGGTGGCGGCCGTCACACCCTCGGTTACCTTGTTGAGCGCCTCGAAGTAGCGGCCCAGCGCGTCGACCGGGGTCTGTCCCAGCCCGCCCAGACGCGACCAGTCACCGCCGGCGGCGTTCAAGCGCTGCTGGATGCGGGCGCGATCCGCGTCGGCGTTGCCGGTCAAGCCGGACATGTAGTCGCCCGGCGCGTCGCGGTAGATGTTGAAGGCCTCGCGCTGGAAGCCCGCCGCCCGCTGGCCGATCTCGTAGCGCGCGCGTTCCTCGGGGCTCGCGTCCCACATGCGCGAGCTCGTGATCCAGTCGTCGACGTTGAGGTTCCACTGCTGCATGGCGCGCGCGGCCGCGCGCATCTCGGCGCGGAACTGCTGCGCGCCGTCGATCATGTCCGTGATCGCCGCGCCGACCAACCCGATGCCGAGCCCGACGCCGATCTGGCCGCCGGTGGAGAGCGAGTCGAACTTGGGCATCAGCGCCTTGCTGAGCGCCTGCCCGAACAGGTTCGCGCCCACGTCGCTGAGCGACGAGAACACATCGCGCACCGAGAGCGTGCCGTCGCGCACGAAGGCGGCGAACACGTCGCCGACGGCGCGCTGCATGTTCTCGCTGAAGTGCTCGGCGATGTCCTCGTTCGCCCGCTCCTCGGCGGTCGTGTCGCGCGGCCGGCGCAGGTCGCCCGAGCCGATGCTCCCGGGGATCCGCGTGATGCCCTCGCCCGGTCGGTACGTGACGCCCATGCCGTTCTGCACGCCGGTGATGGTCGGGAGCTCCAGGCGCAGCATCTGCGCGGCCTTGGCGTTCTCGCGCAGCACCATGCCCGTCCGCGCGAACTCCTCGCGGATCTTCACCTCGTCCGCGATCGCGGCGCGCTTGCGCCGGGCCTCCTCGTGCTCCCAGCCCGCGCGCTCGTCGGCGAAGGTCTTGGAGTCCTCCCACTCCTTGCGGCGCGCGGCGGCCGCCGCGGCGGCCGCCTGTCTCGCCTCGCGGGCCTGCTTCTCGGCGGCGTCCAGGGCCTTGAGCGCGGCCGCGACGGCGTCGCCGTGGCCACCCACGCTCCCGGGCTCGTTCGCGGCGAAGCTCGGGGCGACGGTCCCGCCCAACTTCCGCTGCCGGGTCTCCTCGAGCGCCTCGTCGAAACGCTTGCCCGCGCTGAGCATGAGCTCAAAGCCCTTGAGCATGTCGGCGATCTTGCTCGATCCGCCGGTGCCCTTGTCGATCTCGGCGATGGCGTCGCGCGCGGCGTCCTTGAGCGAGACCCACGCCTCAGCCACCAAGCGCGGGGCCTCGGCGAAGTCGCCGCGGATCGTCGCGTCCATCTTGAGGATGGAGCTGATGACCTGCTCGGCGGTGAGGTTGCCCTCGTGCGCCAGCTTCCGCAGCGCGCCGATGCCCTCGACGCCCATGCCCTGGACGATCGCGCGCGCCAGCCCCGGGAGCTGCTCGGCCACCGAGCGGAACTCGTCACCGCGCAGCGTGCCTGACGCGAGCGCCTGCGACAACTGGATGACGCCGGCCGAGGCCTCTGCCGCAGTCGCACCCGACGACTTGATCGCCATCTGGGTGAGCTCGGTGAACTTGAGCAGCTGCGCTTCCGAGAAGCCGAGGTTGTCGGCGTTCCGCGCCACGCGCGCATAGAGTGTGACCGTGTCCTCGAAGCCCGAGCGCGTCCGCTTGGCCGACTCACGGAGCGCGTCCTGCACGCGCGTCAGGTCCTCGGTGGAGCCCGTGACGAGCTTGAGCCGGCCCTCGAGGAGCTTCGCCGTGTCGGCCATCTCGATCGTCGCGCGCACGAAGCGCGAGGCCACGTAGGTGGCGATGAAGCTGTTGACCGTACGGAGGGCCACTGCGACGCCCCGCTGCTCGCGGGCCATGCGCTGGGATTCTTCGGCCGCCCGACGCTGGGCCACCGCCATCTTATCGGCCTCGCGATACGCCTCGCGCTCGGCCGACGCGACGCGCCGCGTCGCCTGCTCGGCCTCGATCGCCGCCCGCTCGTAGCGCGAGATCTCGCGCGTCGTCTCGCGCGCGGCCGTCCCCATCTTCTGGAACTCGCGGCTCGCCGCCTTGTCGCCCTCGGTCGTGCGCCGTGCGCTCGACGCGTGCGCGTCCATCGCCTTGTTGAGGCGCTGGGTCTCGGCGATCGCGTCCTTCGCGTCGACGACGATCTTGAGGGTGGCGAGATCGGCCATCGGCTAGCGCTCCGAGAGGTAGGCGTCGTCGAGTCGCTTCACGAGCTCGAGGTCCGCGTCACTGAGGCGCGTGTCGGGCGGCAGGAAGCGACGCTCCCAGGCCTCCACGTCCGACAGCGTGAGGGGGGCGACGCTCATGCCACCCATCCCGCGCCAGCGGTGGAGGGCCAAGAACGTCTCCCAGAGCGGTGCGTCGAGCACCGGCAGCGGGGGGCCGACGAGCTTCTTGCGCGACGGGGCGTGCCCGCGCTTGGCGAGCGTCGTGAGATGCGCGCGCACCGTGCCGCCGGTCTTGACCGGCTTGGCGAGGGCGAAGTGGTGGCGCGCATAGGCCACTAGCTCGTCGCCGCGGCGTCGAAAAAATCCGCGAGCCGCCCGTTCGTGTCGTAGACCTGCGGCCAGGCGTCCGGCCGCTTGGCGTAGAGGCGCCGCACGTTCTCCTCGGTGCAGGCGAGCGGGGCGCCGTGCTCGAGGAGCGACCACGCGGTCACGACGCGGCACGCGACCTCGCGCTTCCACTCCTCGACGATGATGGGGTCGGTGGCTTCCGAAGAGGCCGGCGCGGCGTCAGGGTCGGGCGAGAAGCGCTCCTTGGCGATGCGGGCGGCTTCGATGCTGGCGGCACGGCCGCGCGGCGAATGGCGGCCGGCGACCTCGACCCAGAACCCGAGCGGGGCCTTGGTCTCGCCGTCGACGATCTCGAGCCGGGTGACGTCGCGCACTGAAGGCGCGGTGCCCAAGTCGAACGGAGCGGGGGTGACGGGTGCTGCGACCTGCGGTTCGGACGACATAGAGGCGTGCCCTCTGGGGTGTTCGGGTGGCCCCTCCCCCCTGCGTGGCACGCTCCTCGGTCCATTGAGGCACGACAGGGGTTCGGGGTTGTTCACTCGGGACAGCGACAGCACACACTCCCCCGCCGCGCGTGCACGCGGTGAGGGTCGGACGCTTACGAGGCGCTGGTGGAGATGACCATCGAGGAGGGGGCGTAGCCGGCCGCGTCGCCGCGCTCGTCCTCGCCGCCCCAGAGCGGGATGGTCTGGATCATCGCGCCCTCACCGCCGGCGGGCGTGGACCAGCCGCCGTAGACGAGGTTGCCCATGTAGACCGAGATGAACTCGGCCTCGTGCGCCGTGCCCTGCTTGGCGAAGCGCAGGAAGACCGAGATCTGGTCCTCGGCGTCGAACGCGTCGAAGTCCGTGCCGTCCTCGACCGCGCCGGTGAACTGGCCGGCGAGCGAGAACTGGCCGAGGAAGGTGTCGGGCGAGAGGTTGGTGCCGAGCACCGGCAGGCCCGAGACCGGCGCCTGCAGGCCGAACGTGAAGCCCGAGATGTTGCTGCGCAGCACGCCGTTCACGTAGATGCCGCCGTCGAGCATCGAGAGCGTGTGCGCGTCGACGAAGGCGGGGCTGGTGAAGTTGGGCGAGTCGCCGGAGGCGAGCAGCTCCATCTTCCGGCCGCCCAGGCCGAAGCCGATGCCGACGGGCTGGTCCGGCACGAGCTGGAAGTTGAGCTCGTTGAAGCGCATGTCGGTGCCGAGCTTCGAGCGGTCGATGTCCGTGAGGTACTCTTCGACCGAGAAGTAGCGGTCGGTGTACGGCGTCGCCGTGAAGAGCGAGCGCGCGATCTCGATGTCGAAGGCGCTGTCGGCGGTCTCATCGGCCAGGATGCCCGACGCGGTCGTGATGACGCGGCCGTTGGCCGACAGGGCGAGGATGGGGAACCACTTCGAGTTGTTGCCCGCCGTGGTCATGTTGGTGAGGCGGGCCATCATGCCCGCGCGCGCGCCCTCGGTGATGAGGTTGCCGCCGGCGAAGGTGACCGTGACGCCGGTGCCCGAGATGGTGCACGAGGTCAGGTCGGTCTCGTCGAGCGCGATCGCCGCCTGCCACGTGCCGCCCAAGGCGCCCTCGAGCAGTGGGTCGAACGCCTGGACCATGAGCTCCGACTGGTACGCAGCCGTGGTGAAGCGCGAGCCCTGACGGGGGCGCTTCCGCATGCGGCTGCGCTGGATGATCTGCGAGGTGATCTCGGCGACGGCGGTGCTCATGCCGCTCGAGGGGACGACCTCGATGCCGGTCGCGCCGGCGCCCGAGGCGGCGACGCCGAGACCGCTCTGCGCCTCGAGCGCGATCGTGATGTTGGCGAGATTCTGTGCGGCCATGACGGGCTCCTAGGAGGGTGCTAGAGGGAGTTGCGCGATTCTGCGCGGAAGGGGACGGTGAACGTCACCGCCCACCGGGTGCCCTCGCGCAGCTGCTGCGAGGGGTAGGGCATGAGGTCACCCCGGACGCGAAGCACGTCCGTGGAGTCGGGGATCGCGAGCGTGAGCCCGGGCGCGAAGTGCCGGCGCAGCGCGTCGGTGTAGCCCGCGAGCGCATCGGCGCCGACGCCGATCGGCCCCTTGATGCCGACGACATAGAGCGGCTCGGCCTGGACGAGCGGGGTCGAACGGCCGAACGTGAACTGGTTGCCGGCGCCGGGGAGGTACTCCTCGGTGATGTAGGGCTCGCCGGCGGGCGGCGGGTTCACCGTCACGCCGTTGCGCACGGGTTCGTTCCCCTCCCACACCTGCACCGACGGCAGCTCGACCAAGAGCTCGCGACCGCTGGCCGACTCCTGCGCCGTCACGGCGGTGCCGCCGACCCTGATCTCGCTTGCGCTCACGGCCGTGATGGTGCGCCGCGTGGTGTCGGAGAAGCCCGCCTCGGGCGTGACTTCCATGCCGGCGCGGAAGCCATCGGTCAGGAAGGAGCCCGCCGCGCGCGTGTAGCCGGTCGTGGTCGCCACGAGCGTCGTCACGCCCGTCGTGCAGACCGAGAGCGTCTTCAAGCGCGCGCGCATCGCCATGCGGTAGGCGTCGTCGGCGATCATGCGAGCTCCCGCACGGCGACGGCGAGCAGCCGATTGGCGCCCGCCATCGTGAGCTTGACGGAGTGGAAGCCACCGACCTTGCTGCGCAGCGTCAGGCGCTGGCCGGTCTGGCCGGTGACCTGTCCCGAGCGGGCGAGGATCATGCCCTCCTCGATGAAGGGCGCGTAGAGCACGTTGGTCTGCACCACGGCGTGCGCCTTGAAGAGGCGCAGGATCCACGAGCCCTTGAGGTGCTCGGTGTCGACCGGCTGGCCGGGCGCGCCGGTGATGGACGAGCCGTCCTTGATGGAGCCGTGCACCATGGTCGCCATCGAGACGAACACGTCGCGCGTGTTGGTCTCGACCTTGGTCGTGAAGCGCTTCAAGTCGTCGGCGTAGCTCATCGAGCCACCCCCACGCGCGCGGCCAGCGTCACGCCATCGGGCGCGATCGGGTTCACCCAGGCGACCGTCCACGCGACGTCTTCCCACGTGACCATGTCGCCCGGCTTGGGGCGCAGGTCCGCGTCGTAGTCGGCGCCGATCCAGAGCAGCACGGCGGTCTCACCGATGACGGCACCCTCGGCGAACTGCGCCTTCTCGCTCTCGCGCACCTTGCTGATGCGGATGGCGTCGCCGGTCAGCGTCTCCTCTGTCGTCGCGAGCGCGCCGGTTGAGTCCGTGTAGGTGCGGGCCTGCCGGATGAAGTCCGTCATCGGCCGGCCTCGGCGATGTCGCTGCGCGCGCCCGCGTGCTCGGCCGAGAAGCCGATCGCGGCGCGGATGTCGGCCAGCGCTCCGGCGTGCTCGGCCTTGTACTTGCCCTGGTAGCCCTCGGCGTCCGGCTCGGCGAGCGCGTCGAACGTACCGACGCCGGCGAAGAGCACCGAGGCGGCGCGGAGCGCGCGGGCGGTGGGCGAGAAGGCGCCGACGGCCGCGTACGCGGCGGCGAGGCCGATGATGCGCTGCGCGGCGGCGCTGATGGTGGCCGCACCCGCGAACGCCGCGCTCCCGTGCGCGATGCGCGAGGCCGCGTAGCTCGTGGCGCCGACGGTCGAGAACGAGCAGGCGACGGCGACGATGCCGCCGGCGACGGACGCCGCGAAGGTCGTGACGCCGTTGAAGGCGACGGCGCCGGCCCGCAGTCCCGTCGCGGTACCGGCGAACGTGCCCGTGCCGTCGAACGTCGCGCGGACGCCGCGCAGGCCCGTCGCGGTCGAGCCCAGCGTCCCGACCCCGGCGTAGGCCGCCGCGACCGCACGGAGCCCGCGGGCCGAGGCAGCAACCGTGCCCACGCCCGCGAACGCAGCAGCCACTCCACGGAGCCCCGTGGCGGTCGCCGCGGCCGTGCCGACGCCGGAGAACGCGACGGCCGCGTCATGCACCGTCCCACCGCCCGACGGCGACTGGAGGCTGATGCCGACGACGGCGTACTCGGTGGCCGCGCCAACCGAGTAGGTGCCCTGCGCCGCGACGTTCGGCGACGCACCCGCGCGCCACGCGAGCGACTTGCCGTCGCTGCCGGAGTCGTTGTAGACGTCGGCGAACGGCGAGACGGTGTCCGCCGTCCACGCGTGCGAATCGTTGGCGGCGCCGCGATAGACGAGGTCCGTCGTGTCGCTGTCGATCGTGGGACCGAAGCTGCCGCCCGTCGAGTTGCCCGTGGCCTGATCGTGGTCGCGCACGGGGCTCGTCTGGTCGACGTCCTCGGCTTCATCGGACGCGTACCAGTTCTCGCAGGCGGCCGCATACGTGACCGCGATCGCGCGCGACCCCGCGGCGAGCCCCGGCACCACGTAGCAGAGCACGCCGTGCGCGGTGCCAGTCGCCAGTGAGCTCCGCACGAAGTACCCGGACACGTCGACGCCGTCGACCGTGATCGCCGAGACGGTCGAGCGCGAGTCGCCGAAGAACAGCCAGATCGTGAGGACGCGGTCCGCGGTCCCCACCAGCGTGTGGCTCCACGAGCGGGAGGTGGTCGTGCCACCCCCGCTCGCCTGCGTGGTGCCAACACGAGACGCCATCTACCGGCGCACCGAGAGCCGGATGCGACCCAGATCGAGCGTGCCGCCGGGGCC